CGTAGTCGTCATTCGTGCGATACTGCAACTGATAAGACAACTGCGAGATATTGGTCTTGTCGTATGTGGGAGAAAGGAGCCACAGTGAGTGACTTAACTAAAACAGAGATCGAAGGGAAGATCCTCAAGACAGACGAAGAACAACGTATTGTCTATGGATGGGCTTCCGTTATCACTGAGGGGGGTGAACGAGTAGTTGACCGTCAAGGTGATGTAATCGAAGCCGACACACTTGTTAAAGCCGTGAATGATTTCATGGAACATATTCGTGTCGGTAAAACAATGCACACAGGTAAAATGACAGGGCGTGTAATTCACTCTCTGCCTATCACTAAGGAAATTGGTGAAAGCCTTGGCATACAGAGTGACCGTGAAGGATGGGTTGTGGCTTACAAAGTCTACGACGATGATGTCTGGGATAAGGTCAAATCTGGTGAACTTGCGGCCTTCAGTATCGGTGGTCGTGCAATCAAGGAGAAACTTGAAGATGAATCTTCTTAAGCAACTTGAGCTTGACGAACTATCTTTGGTTGACCGTCCTGCAAATGCGTCTGCCAAAGTTGCACTTTTCAAGCGTGATTCCGAAGAGGAAAATATGGAAAAAGCATATAAAATGAGCGATGCCGAAATGGAGGAAATGGACAAAATGTCTGATGACCTCAAGGCTAAACTTCGTGGCTACATGGGCAAAGGTTATACCTTCCCAGAAGCTAAGAAAATGATGGATGAGGACGACATGAAGAAAGCTGATGAGGATATTTCCTTGGAAGCCGAACTCATGGAACTCAAAGAGGAAAATGAGAACCTACGCAAACAGCTAGGTGAAGTCGTTGAGAAAAAAGAAGAGGTCGTAGAGACGATTGAGGTTAATGGGGAGGTGGTCGTAAAGGCTGACATTCCAGAGCCTGTCTTGAAAGCTCTTGAGGAAGCTAAGGTCGAAAAGCAGATGATCGAACTGCGTAAAAGAGCCGAAGCGGAATTACCACACTTTGACGTTGAAGTGGCTATGTCGTTGCTCAATGTTATCAAGGGTGATGCAAAAGTCCTAGAGGCACTTAAAGGCGCAGATGCTGCTTTTGCTGCTGCTATGGACGAAGTGGGAGAAAAATCTGTCGAGGCCGACATGACTGACCCACAATCTAAACTAGACAAGATGGTAGATGCCTATGCCGAAGAGCATAAGGTCAACAAATACGCTGCTTTTGATGCCATCTCTAAAACAGCAGAGGGTAAATCCCTTATCGCTAAAACTTATGAAATTGGAGAATAATCATGGCTGTACAAGAATCGCGTGATACACGTACATTCATTGCTGGCGAAGATCTATCATCTTCTCAGTTTAAATTCGTAACGCTAGAATCAGACGGACAAGTTGATCTTGCCGATTCTGCAGGTGAAAACTGCATTGGTGTAGTTATCAATGATCCTGCATCTGGTGGGGAAGCAACTGTTGTCGTATCTGGTAAGACAATGGTACAAGCTGGTGGCACAATCGCTGCTGGTGCTTCTGTAGCCACTGCTGCCGATGGGCAAGCTGTAACTGCCTCAGCGGGCAACATTGTAATGGGTTATGCTTTGGAAGCAGGTGTTGACGGTCAAACTATCGCCGTTGAACTGATCCAAGGTGGTAACGCTGCTGCGTAACCTGTAAATAGGAAGGAATAACAACAATGCCTATGCTAACCGCCTCACAGGTACATATTGATCAGCCATTAACAAACCTGACAGTAGCGTACCTTCAGTCACAAGACAACTTTATCGCTGATAAGGTTTTCCCAAACGTACCTGTTGATAAAAAGACCAACAAGTATTACATCTATGACCGCGAGAACTTCTTCCGCAATGAAGTTCAGCCTCGCGCTCCACGTACTCGTTCACAGCGTATCGGTATGTCAATCTCAAACGCAACGTACACTTGTGACGTGCGGTCTTTGTCTACAGACTTTGACTTTGAGACACTGGCAAACGCTGACACTGCTTTGGATATTCGTCGCGGTGCATCAGAAATGCTCACACACAATCTCTTGATTGACCGTGAAAAGCGTTTCATGTCTACGTTCTTTGGAGCGGGTATCTGGACGACTGAGTACACTGGTGTTGCTAATGCTGACAACGATACTGCAGCAGAAGTCACACAGTGGGATGACTACACAAACTCAACTCCAATCGTTGACGTAACGAATGCTCGCCGTGCGATGCAGGTTGCTTCTGGTGGCTTTAAGCCAAACAAAATGGTTGTTACCCGTGATGTCCACGACACACTGATCAACCACCCAGACATCCTTGCACGTCTTAACGGTGGCGCAACTGTGACCAACACGGCAATCATCACTCAAGGCAAACTGGCTGAGATCTTTGAGATTGCTGAGTATCACATCGTTGACGCGATTGAGAACACTGCAAAAGAGGGTCTTACTGAGTCTCTCGCATTTGTAGCAACCAAGAAAGCTGCTCTCTACTATGCGCCACAGTCTGCAGGATTGATGGTTCCATCAGCAGGGTACAACTTCACATGGAACGAACTGGATAACGCATCTGGTTACGGTATCGACATTCGTTCTTACACAGGTGACTTCCTGCGTGTTGAAGGTGTTGCAGAGCTTCTTGAAGCTAACATGGCTTACGACCAAAAGGTTGTAGGTGCAGACCTTGGTGTGTTCTTTAACACCATCTTGTCATAAGGAGTTAGGTGATGACCCGACCGCCTTTCCAATATGATAAGCCAGTCTTCGTGCGTAATCCTAATGGATTGCTGATGAATGGTAAGCGTTATGCTAAAGGTGATCTCGTTCCTTGGAAGGAGCGGGGTCTCCCGAAGGCCAACATTGAACGTATGTACAATGAGCTTCACCTTCATCATAATGAAGAGCTAGAGGTTACACTAAAGCCTTCTGTCGGTGACGGTCTTACTGATCTTGATGCAGAGCAACTTGAAATCCTTGTTAAGACAATCAACGAGAGGGTAAAGGCCAAGACCTCTAATGAAGCTGAATACGACAGAAAGAAATGTCGTGTATCTAAAATCAAAGATAAACAAATTGGCTTCATTCGCTCTTGGCGTGGAAGACATGGTGACTTAGAGGCAGATTAATGGCTTGGACTTATGACGAAACCGATCTTGTAACTACAAGTGCTTCTGGTAGGGTAAATGTGGTTCGCCTGTTGATTGGTGATACAGATAATAACGACCAGTTGATCCAAAACGAAGAGATCATTTTCGCATTAGCTCAGTCCAATAATAATGTCTACTTTGCGGGATCTTGGGCAGCAAGTACAATCGCTGCTAAATTCGCTCGTAGGGTAACTACAAAAATAGATGGGGCCTTATCATCGAACTACAGTGATTTGGCTAAACAGTATAAGGCCCTGTCTGCAGACCTTCGTGAACAAGGTCAGAAATATTCTATGACATCTGCAAGTCTACGTGCTGGTGGTATATCTAATACAGTTATAAAAGCTAACCGTAGATTAACTGATAGACCTGACTCTAGCTTCGCTAAGGGTCAGTTTGATAACCCACCAACTGATGAACAGTATATCAGGGATTATGAATAATGTCGTTTCGGTCTTACGACCTTCTGAAACTTGTAGATGAACACGGGGAGACCTTAACTCTCCGTAAGTATTCCTATGGTGCCTACAACCCCCAGACCTCAGCTTTGGCATCATCAAGCAGTACGGATTACACATTTACTGGTTACTTCTATAACTATAGTCTTGGGGTAATTGATCCTGAGAATATAAACAGAGGTATACGTAAATGCGTGATCCCTGCTTTGGGGTTGACTGTCGCTCCTGATACTGAGGACGAGATTATAGGTAATGGGAACAAGGTCCATATCAATAACGTCCTTACTATGTTCTCTGGTGGTACTGCTCTCTGCTATATTTGTGATGTAAGCGAATGATTAAATCCTCTGTCAAAATTGATGAAGCGGCTATAGCTAGAAAAATAGAAGCTGCTAAAACAAGTATTTTAGAAGAAGTAAAGAATGAATTTGCGGCGATTGCATGGGACGCAACTAGGTTCTCCCCTGTATATACTGGCGCTTTTGTTACGTCTTGGTCATTTGAGACAGGTAAGTCAGGTAGGCCAAGGGGTAAAAGTTCTCTCAATAAACCTGAAGCCACTGATAAAGAGGGTATGAGAAAAGAAGGCCTTCAAAATCTTCTGTCTGATATAGATAAAATCCCTGACTTAGAAAGCACAAAAGTGGCTGTACTTCGTAATGGCGCACCTCACGCAGAGTATGTTGACTCTGGAGATAGTAAACAGGTAGGTCATATTATAAAGGGTAAATTAATAAGGCTTCACGGATGAGTAGCATATTTGTTGACATAAGACGTGGACTAGAATACGAACTCTCTCAGGTTACTGATATTCCCTCTATAGCCTACGAGAACGTATCTTTTGATCCTACAACGGGAACCTCTTGGGTGAGACCTACCTTCATTCCTACTTCCCGTAGGCCAGCAGTTAGAGGCACAAGCCCACAACAACTCTACACAGGGATATTTAGGGTTGACTGCTTTGTGGCAGAGGGTAGTGGACCTTTAGCTGGTGACAATCTAGCAAACAGTATAATCGAGGCTTTTGAAGCTACCACAGATATCACATTCAATTCAAAGACGATATCTATAGATTATGCAGAAAGAGAGGAAGGTAGGCTATCCTCTCCTTGGTACTTCATTCCAGTCACTATTGGCTGGTATACATATAATTAGGAGAAACTAAATGGCTTTCGCACAAGGCTCTCGTTCTAGTCTGTCGTTCAAAGAAGAAACGACTTTTGGTACGACACCAGCAGGTAACTTTCAGAACCTGCCTTTCACCTCTCATTCACTCAACCTTACGAAAGATCGTGTAGCTGGTACAGACATCCAAGCTGACCGTATGCCTCGCGTTGACCGTCATGGTAACAAGGTCGTGGGTGGGGATATTGTAGCAGACCTACGTCACGCTGAATTTGACGTTCTTATGCAGTCTGCCCTTATGTCAGATAATGACTTCGCTACAGGCTTTACTGCTGGAGATGGGTCTACAACCGTAACTAACGCAGCTATCGTGGGTACTACACCTACTTTCTTGTCAATTGAGGATTACTCAGCAGACATAGACCAAGCACGTTTATTCACAGGTTGTGCAGTAAACACAATGGCAGTCTCTATGGCCCCTAACCAGATGGTAACAGCTACTTTTGGTATGGTTGGTAAAACAATGACCATTGGTGCTACACAGAAGACACAAGATGCCTCTGCTGGTAACGAGCCATTTGATTCTTACTCAGGTGACATTAAACTTGGCAACAAGGGTACACTTGGTTCAGCGTTGACGCTTATCACCGCTCTTGATTTTACTGTTACAAACAACTTTGCGCCAACTCTGGTTATTGGTGAAGATACACCATCATCCCTTGAGTTTGGTACGGTATCTGTTGAAGGTACGGTTTCAGCATATTTTGAAGATGCAACATTGCTCAACCGCTTCTTAAACGAGACAGAATCGGCGCTTGAGGTTTCTGTGGGGGAAGGGTCAAACACGCTGACATTTCTGTTCCCACGCATCAAGGTAAACTCTGCTGACGTAGGGGTAGACGGTCCAACATCACGTATTATCAACATGTCTTTTATTGGTCTACGTACTGATGAGGACCTTAGCTCTTCAACAACGAATGCAAATACCATTCTTCAAATTACAAAGTCTGGTGCATAAGAATCCTAGCTAGGATGAGGGGGGTGGTTGTCGGG